GCCCTCTAAGAACCCTCTTTCCACTATGTAATCCGGTTTCTTTGGAATATTTATGGTCTCTTTCACACGTATCGGGTTGCGAAACTTAGCGACCACAGTGTGTGTCAGGGTTTCTATAAAAGGGTCACGGATGAATACGGCATCTTGGGACCCCGATTTGTCCGCGATTTTTATAATGCGAATGCCGCGACGCACCAGTTCTACCAGCATATTCTCGTATTGGATGTAAGCGAGAGGAATGGACACCGGTGCGCCGGTTGTTTTGTATTCCTTTATTTGCGGTGGGCAAACTATTACAGCCTCTCTTTTCACCATTATATATTATTGTTTCTTATTTTTTATATCTTGTTTCAGTTTATCAAAATACGTATACTTCCGCATATGTTCCGCCTGGATTTGTTCTATCCATTCAATCACGTTTTCCACCTCCAATACTTGTGGTAAAATCGCGATCTTCTGGTCTTGCGATAGGTCACTGTATCCCGCAATTTGATACCCCAAATAGTGGTTAAACATATACCACTGTTTCGCCGGCATCAGCGATTTCCACAAAATGTCATTCTGGTAAATCCAGTGGGCTTTCGTTGCGAAAAGGTTCTCTACATTGGAGTCAAACAACTCAACCAACTCGGTCATCATCGGACGGTTCACCAAGTATCCGGCGCCATTGGTAGAGGACGACACGCGCGACACCAAATAGCCCGTGTATTCGGGGATGACCACTGGCGAACATGTGGTGAGCATCACGACATCCCATGCCACTTTCATATCAAAGAACGCGCCCAAATCCGCATTCACTTTCTCGGCATCTGCGATGAAGCGGAAATCGTCTTCAAGAATCAAGACATTTTGGTATCCCATTTCGTAGGCGAGTTGTAGGGCGTTCGCGTGGCTCACGAGACAACCCGTGTTGGGGCATCCATTGTAGCTGGACGCGGGGAATCGCAGGAGTTTGTCCTCGGGCACGCCGATGCGCGCAAAGTCGGCCTCTATCTCGGCGCGGCGGTCCGTCCGAGCATCCATATTGATATAAATGATTTTGTCAATATGGTTCATTTGTTTCTTTTTCGGCAAATACCTCTAATTGGGTTTACGCTGAATTGATATAACACGGCATTGCATCAATGTTGATGATGGGTTCTTTTGGAGCTTTGGTCTGTCTGTATTTTGCGAACACGGGTTTTCGCATAATGTCTTTCGGGACGAGGTTATTCACGATTCGTGCGATCATCTTGTACAATTTGAATCCGGGGTACCTCTCTTCACCGCTGGATTTATAGAGGATATTCTTGCCATAATCGTCTTCGCACCATTCGTCAATTAGGTTTTTCAGAGCCACGGAATCAGAGTCCATCGTGAAGTCGTAGAGGGAGCAACCGAGGCGAGAGATGTCAAAACTGGGGTTCGGTTCAATTCGTGCCTTCTTCGTGTTGAAGTAGGGCTCGCAATTGTACTGCGAATTGGCGTCGCCATTCTCGGCGAAACTGTCACTACAAAAACGGCGACCGTTGAATTGGTAGATGGCGCGACCGAAGTCAATCAGTTTGAAGATGCGGCCATGGGTCGGCACACGATAGTATTCGCCTTCAAATAAGTAATGGATGAACTTTTGGTCGGTTTTCACGAACATAATGTTGTTAGTATGGAGGTCGTTGTGGGTGAAACTGAATGTCTTTTGGTAGGTCGCGAGCATAATTAGGATTTGGAAAAGCGCGGCGATGATTTCATCAGGAGAGAGGGCGTGATGAACCAAGAGTTCGTCAAAGGTTCCGTCGCATTTCTCTTGGAAAATCAGCTGGACAGGGAAGTCGTGTAGATAGGCGAACATCTTTTCGTCTTCGTCGTCGGTGAAGTCGGTGTAGTCGCTTTCTTCGTCTTTGCTATCATCTTCATCCCCTTCCGGACTACACCCACCACAATAGGATTTTCCATCCACCATGGTAATATGTTTCGGCGATGAAACCACACAATCACATTCGTCGCACTTCAGTGAAACATCGCACTTCAGTGATTCGTCAGATGAATTGGAAATAGAACTATTGCTAGAGGATGACGACGATGTTGATGATGCCCTGCTGCGTCTCTCATCGCAAATATATTCCACTTGGGCTTCTGTCAAAACGTTCGTGTCATCGATGCCTTTAATGGATGGACTGTTATCACCGCCTTCGGCCAAATCCTCTATCCCAAGGTCAATTGTATCATCGTCCGCGATCTTCAACTTGTCCCGATTGCGTCTTGACCCCGGTCCCGATTTCTGTTTGAATATCGCCGCTGCGTCTTCATCCAAGTCAAAGTATTTGGATATGTTCTTTGAAAAGTATTCGGAATCCTCCAAGAACTCTAGGTCATCGGCCACATTGTATTTGAATCGCGATTGAACACCAAGAAACGAACCATAATATTGGACACCGTGAATCCATCCGTGGTTCTCATACATCATAGAGGTCAGATATGAGAAGAATCCGTCTACATACGCGGAGTTGTTGGGGTCCAAGAGTTTAGGAAAACAAGTGTCGGGCGTGGAATCCAGCGTGGGCAATTGACGCATAATCGGTTTCTCCAAATCGTATTTTCCGCGAAGGAAATGGAGAGGGTCCAAGAGAGGCGAGGATTTCACAAAAATGCTGGCGTCCATTGGGGCGTTTTTGCCATCCACGACGGTCTCTAGACTGGTGGCAATGTATTTGTGGTTCAGTGTGATTTTCTGGCAATTTGCGGAATCCATATTGAAGAAGAGATTGTAGAGAGGGTTATAGGATTGAAGACCCGAGATGCGGAATGGATTGTAGTCGTAAGGCTTTTCACAGTCAGCGTCACTCTGTTTGGCCTCAGAACCAGACTGTTTTAGGTCGCAGATAGACTGCTTGGAGTCACTTTGTTTGGCCATTACTTCTAAATTGGGCATTCTCACTTTTTGATAATTTACTTTGAAAGGGTCCATCGTATGTCTGAATGATATACCTAAAACAACCAATATTTATATCAGTAATCAACGCATTTATATATAACCTCTATTGTACCATTTAGCAAAAGACTCGTTGTATGTGCGATTTAAATATATGAAACAATCCTATATTTCAATTTCTTCTAAATGACTCTAGAATTACGAAAGTTTGATATGCGGTCAATCACGTTTGACCCAAAAGAAAACAAGGGGCCCGTAATTGTCCTCATTGGGCGCAGAGACACCGGCAAAACATTTTTGGTTAAAGACCTCCTGTATTTCCACCAAGATATCCCGATTGGTACGGTCATCTCCGGAACTGAAGCCGGTAACGGGTTTTACGGTAAACTTGTGCCGAAACTCTTTATCCACGAAGAATACAACTCGGTGCTCATTGAGAACGTGCTGCGACGCCAGCGTGCGGTGATGAAACAGTGTAATCATGAAATGGAAACCTATAAGAAGGTCTCCATTGACCCGCGCACCTTTGTGATTCTGGATGATTGCCTCTATGACAACACGTGGGCTCGGGACAAACTGATGCGCGCCCTGTTCATGAACGGTGAATTGTTTGCCTAAGTCATTTCAAAAGAATGGCTAGTGTATTTAGGGCGTTGCCCTCTATATGCGACACGTCCAAATTGCGGAGACGTCTTGATTTAGAACATATAGTTCTATGAAGGTTTATACTACTAAACGGCTTTAGAAATAGAGTCGCGGTTTATGCTAATCACATAAAGTACAGTAAAAAGGTATAAAATAGAGATAACCCGCAGCAAGTCATCTACGTCCGTAAAGGTAAGGATATGATGATTGTTCAACGACTAAATGCCCGTGGGGTTGAGTAATCTAACCAATTACAATGATGCCTTAAGATATAGTCTAAACCCATCCGAGAGGATGTTATGCCCATTTAAAAAGCATAAATTTTATGATTTCAGAAAGAAATATCTGAATGAAAATGGTATAATTGAGACATTGGAAGGTGATGTTAATCATCACAATGCAATACCCTCTCGGTATTCCGCCGAATCTTCGTACCAATATTGACTACGTTTTTATTTTGCGTGAGAATTATTTGGCCAATCGCAAGAAGATTTGGGAGAACTTCGCCTCTATGTTCCCTACACTGGAGTCGTTTTGCTCCGTGATGGACCAAACTACTGAGAATTATGGTGCGTTGGTTTTGAACAACAACGCCAAGTCCAACAAAATAACCGACCAAATCTTTTGGTACAAAGCCGAAGACCGTCCTGATTACAAGTTGGGGTCCAAAGAGTTCTGGGAATTGTCCAAGAACTTGACGGATGATGATGAAGGCGACGAATACGATCCGAATGCCAAGCGGAAGGCCAAGGGAAACAATATTATGGTGAAGAAAACGGGCGGCGGTTCTGGAGGGAAATGGTAAGCCCCTCCGTCATGAGAAATGCTTAGTTTAGGGTGAATCCAAGGATAGAGAGGGTCCCCACCAATTTCTAATAAATTATATATAATATATATAATCTATGCGTTCTAGTAGAAAAAAGAGTGCGAGCAAGTCTCCTTCTTCTGGAAGAGGTAGCAAGTCTTCTTCTTCTGGAAGAGGCAGTGTCTCTTCTAGTGGAAAAGAACGTGCGGTTACTACTTTTGGACAAGTTGGTGAAATACCGCTTACAGAGGATTGGCCGCCAGTTTTGAGTGATTTTGATGATAAAAAAAACGGGTTAGATATATTTTCAAAATACTGGGGATTAAAAACAACTGTAACCGGTCCGGTAGGTGCAAAAAATCCGACCACTTTTCGTTCAAATACCGCAACCGCGGATGCTGGGTCAGTTTATAAAAAACAGCCGGATGACCCATATTGGGATGATATTCGTAACCGTAGATGGAAATCAATTATAGGAGGGGTTGACCCAGATTCCATATCAATATGCGCATTAACAGGTTTGCCATTTATACCAGATAAAGATGGAGACGATCTGGACCATATTGAATCCGCAAAAAGAACAGCATTAATGGGAATCCCGATTTCAACATTTAATTATAAATCTGGACGTGCCTGGGATGGACGCGTTTTGGTTACACATACAATACCAGAGGCAAATCGTAGTGCGGGCGCAGGTTCTTATTTTACCAATGTTAAAGAATTATCATTGGGACGCCTGACAATGCTTTTAAACGCAAAAGCAGAAATGGAAATAGTAGATGGCGCAATTATAGAAGGACAACAATGCTATTCTTTAAAAAAGCCATTTATTGAATTTAAACCAATTTCGGCCAAAGATATTAAAGATTTGATTGACGCCGTCAAGAAACGAAAAGGAAATAGCAGCGTTTTAACAAAAGCATTGGATTCAATTCAGAGTAAAGCGGATCTTGATAGACATGTTGATAATCACATTGCTAATTTGAAGAACTGGCCAACTTTACATGAAATTTTAGAAGTGTTGAATAGACAAATATGTGTAGATTTAAATACATTATTTACTGGTTCTAGAATACAAATGAGTGGAAGACAATTGAGATCACTTGATGCGATTGACGCGCTTCCACCGGTTGGATCCGGATTTGATTTACGCGACCCGCACACATTAAATCGTGAATCAACTATATATCTTCTTCCTCCGTTTGGAAGAATAAATAGTCTTGCGTTTTTGGCACAAAGGTTTGATAATTTACGGGGGTCTCCGTTTGAACGTGTGTTAGAAATGATATATGATATCGGTACGGGAAAAGGAATGGGAAAAGGAGAGCACTGGACTTCAACATATGCAAAGGTAAATGTAACACATGACGTGCCCAAAGCAGCAAAAAAACCACCAATGCCGCCGCCACCGAAGGAAATCTTCAATTTAGAAAACCCAGCCCATTTGAGTGTTATCCAAGAGATTATTCATAAATGGTTAATGGAAGGTGATAATATAAACGCACCTGCTGATAGATATTTGTCAGATAGACGGTTTTCGGATCTTTCAAAATTTGTTTTAGAATCAAGAAGTGCGATTCCACTTAAAAAGTATATTCGTGAAGTGATAGACGCAGTACGGGAAGAAATTAAGAGAAACAGATTTAAGGAAGAACATGTGAAACTGGATACGCTTATTTCAGTTCTTGAAAAGATAGACGGTGAAATAAGTACTAATACATCCGGTGTTGCTATAAGTAGAAACGCATTTTCTGTATTTGGTGCGAATTCGTCGGATTCAAGTCAATCCGGTATGAGTTCATCGGATTCAAGCCCTTCCTGGTTAAGTTCGGCCATGCGTTCAAGTCCTTCGGATTCAAGTGAATATGAAAACTCCGGTATGCGTTTCAGTCCATCTGCAAAAATTGATATTCCTTTAAGTTCTTCGCATTCAAGTTCTTCGCATTCAAGTTCTCATATGCGTTTCAGTCCATCAAGTTCTTCGCATTCAAGTTCTGGTATGCGTTTCAGTCCATCAAGTTCTTCGCATTCAAGTTCTGGTATGCGCGGAAGATTAACACACATGAGAAAGAGTTCAAGACCATTTAGTGTTCTAGGAAAAAATAAATTCAAGTCGTCTTCTCCACAACTAATTCATTCAGATCCAATGAGAAGTGCTTCTTCCACATCAAATCCGAAGTTTGAAGACCTTGAATCTCCCTCTAGTAGTAAGAGATCAAGGCGTAATGGTGGCTCAAAGAGAAGTATGAATAAACGCAAAACCGCTCGCAGACCCCCATCCAAATAATTATTTCATTTTATACCATTACCGGTATATAATGAAAATGCTTTGCTCTATGATGCTGCGCATTACTACATAGTTGCCAGATACATATTGAAATACCCACTCACCTTCACAATCTGGTACCCAAGCACATCCCGCAAATAATTGAACAGCGCAGAGTTCTCATTGTTGGACTCAAACAAGATTTTGGGACATCCCGCCCTCACAATCGTATCCATTCCCCCCTGTAAAACGCATAGTTCGTTCTCCTCTACATCCATTTTGATGAAGGATATGCGTTCTTGGATATTGAGCGAGTCCAGCGTCCGCACTTGGATTTCTTCGGTACCAAGGATTTTGTCTGCGGGTGGGGCCCATACAGTGGAACCGCCACCGTCATTACTCACAATATGGAGGGTTTTCGTACCCACTTGGGACTCATTGCCGAGACCGTATTCGTGACAGACGATGTTGCGCGCCCCGCTGAGCGCCACGCCGCCGCACAAGGCATAATAGGTTTGGCGCTGGGGTTCAAATGCCAAGACCTTGGAAGCAAAGGGCGCCAGCGTGATGGCATAACTGCCCGTGTGGGCGCCGATATCTAGGAAAAGCGAGTCCTTGTTACAAAACTGCTTACACCACTCAATAAGATTGTTTTCAAAAAGACCGCGGTCGGCATAATAAGCAGTATTTACAGAGGGCATCAAATAAGTGAGCGAGCGATTCACGAAAATAATCTGGTTTTCGGCGTTGTTGTCGGCGGGGGCATCGGCGTCTTTGGTCAGAATAATGTATTTCGTTGTCATTGTTGGATTACTTGGCGTCAAATCTTTATATGGGTAAAATTATATAGAATGTCTATCTCTATGGCTAAGTCTACGAATCCTACGACTAAGCCTACTAGAAGAAAAAAAACAGATGCTACACAAAAAGGTTCTACAGATATGAAACTTGATCTTAATTCTATAGATCTAAAAATGGATTCTGAAAGCATGGATATACCCAAGACTGCTTCACTTAAAACCCGTTCAGTTAACAAGGTAGAACCGGTAAAATCAAAAAAACATCGCGTTACAATGACACGAGTATATCCAGGCGAACGCTTCACAAAAGGTTCTTTTAAAGAAGCTCATCATGTTATAGATATATTAATTGAAGGAAAACCATTAACGAGGGCATCGGTTGACCTACCAAATCCGGATATAGAAAAAATAGTTGCGTTGCACATGTCAACAACACATAAAGGAAAAAATATAAGTGAATTAATATTTGATGAAATCAAAAGGACACACGAGCTTTCTACCGGTACAGACAGTATTGCACCGCGCGTTTTAGCTGTTGTAACAAATCGTAATGGATTTGTGACCAGATATATTGGTAATGAAATTGATGAAATTGATAAAGACCATATTACCAATGTTGTAATTTATGAAGAAAAAAATCTTAGTTTAGATAAAGAATTTGAATCATATCCACTTTTTAAACTGAATCTTTCGTTCTTTAAAAATGAGATTTTTCCACACATAATTGAATTATTAGATAGAATAGAAGAAAGAGAAATAATAGAGCGTGATTTTAAAATTGAAAATATCGGTTTAAAAGATGATTCTCACTATAACTTATTGGATCTTGATACTAGGTACACGGATAGAGCAGAAGACATAATAGGAATAGGAAGAACAAAGGGTATTTTAGTTGAAAAAAGAACCCTACTACAACATTCTCAAATATTAATGCGTGTTCTTTTATATTTATCAGTTTTTAGTTATTTTACTAAAAACAAAAAAATTACAACAAGTTTTTTTGAATCTGTTACGTATTCGATTCAAAGTTTTAAACAGAAAACTTGGTTTATTAATAAATTAAAAGAAACTGAGAGAGATAAAACGACGATAGATTCAATTAATGGCATGTTGTCATACTTTCAAATCCTTGAACCTATTTTTACAGAACCTAAGAGAGGTCCAATTTATATGTTATACTATTACTCGTTAATAGCATTATTAAATGAGATTCATTATAGATATAATATGTCATATGTGTCTAATTTAAAAGAAAAACAATACAACTTGGAAGTATATTTACGAGAAAAACATTTTTTAAAAGAACCCATCACTAAATTAGTTGAGTTACTGTCTTATATCACTGGAATTACAAAATCTGTGGAAATTAATTATACGGATGATAACAGTCATATTGTAAATATATATATTAGTAACGGTTATTTGGGTGGTTCTCATAAAAGTCGCAGTAAAACATACCGTCGAAAGCCGGGTATCAAAAAAGTGAAATCCCGAAAAAGCATTTAAACAGCTGGGTCCATACAACTATAAATGCTCGCACATCGAAATCAAACCCAAAACGAATTATTATTAAACAATTTGCTGGACTTCTACGGCCGCGACGGCAATATGGAGAAAATGATGAAAATCATCAACGGTGAATCACGGATTTCCCTGCGAATCATTGACTGGTTCGTCACCAATTTCGCCAAGAAGAACTTCACTGTGTATTCCATCCCCGCCAAGAATCGGTGTAGTACCGTCTATAATGGAGAGGAGAATATGGAGCGGTTCAAGGTATTCAATAGTTATAAATTGGAGTTGAAGGCCTATAGCAAAATCCGATTTGACCCCTTTTCGCGTCGTGAGCGAATCATGATTCCCTATGCCGATGAAACCTATTTGGAAACCACGATTGGCCAACTCAATTTCTTCAAATGGGCGATTGATAATCGTGTCCTGGAATACATTGATGAGAACTACGATGCCATAGAGGCGGATATGAACTCGCGCAATAGCATTTCCAAGAAGAATGTAGAGGAGCCGGGTGACAACAAGACGCGCAAGAAGCGGGAGGAGTTGTCGGTGTCGGCATGTAAGACGATTAAGACAGAGAAGGTCTCTATTACGGTCCGGTTTAACTAAGAAGGTGAACTGCGTTCAACTTCGTTTATGCCCCCTTAGACTCCTCCTTTAAGTGGAACTTCGTTTATGCCCCTTAGACCCCACCTTAAAGGGGCCAAGTTATTTACCAAATCATATTTATCTGTGTGATGAATATGATATATTTTGTCAATTCATTTAACGCCTCTGCTTCTTGCGTTGCGACTGTTTTTTATTATGATGGCGCCTTCTTTTCGTGCCACGCTTCTTGCGATTGCCTCCCATAAAGATGGCTTTGCCAGGACTCACGCTTTCGCCATTGAATCCCGTCATCACTTGTTCGGGTCTCAGGTCCGCGCCTCCACTCATCTTGCTCGCAAATGGGTTCGGCATAATATTGGTTTTGTTTGATAAAACATCAGGTAATACTTGTTTGGGATCCATTATATATTACGGGCATACAAAATATAAACGCATCTCAAGAAGATTCTCTAAATGTCTGTTGCCGTTGTATTCGTGTCTAACTTCCGCTACTTGGACAAGTTCGTCGCCACTTGCGGCAATCTCATTGAAATCGGCGATTATCGCGGCCCCATCGTCCTTGTTGTCGGCGACGATTTGCCCGCCGTGGATACGCACCCATTCATCGTGGAGCACGCCGATCAAATCCAGGTCCGTCATTGCCCCGACATCGCGTTTTCACCCGAAACCCACGCGGCCATACAAAAAACGAATTCCGCGTGCGGCAAGAGCGGGTTCAAATTGTTCCAGTACCACAAGTTCCATGTTTTCACGCCGTTTTTTCGGCAATGGGACTATATTTTCTATGTGGATTGCGGAGCCAAGATTTATGCGCCCATTGCTCCCATCCTGGCATCCAAGAAACCCGGCAAATTGGTGGCCCATTCGGACGCCTACCCCAGCTACCAGTGGCGTCTAAAAGACCAATTTACCAATACGATTAGTATTGATCCGTGGAATGGGGGCGCCGACTATTTTCAATCCACGATTATGTTGTTTGATAGTGCGCTGATTCGCGAGGGTACCTTTGATGAGCTCGTCCAACTCGCCGCGAAATACACCAATTCGTGTACCAATGATCAGGGGATTTTGAACCTCTATTTTGCTGATTCATGGGAGCAGATTTCGTTGGGTGATATGGAAACCTATTACTACGATTTCAATATTCGCGCCCAAGACCGACCTTACATTATGACGAAATATGTGGTGTTCAATGATTAAGAGAGAGGGACTCGTAAAAAAACAGGTTTTATAAGAGTCGACCCTTTACAATTACCCTTTACAAGTTGTCGCGAAAAGTGCTACTAATGATGAACGAACATATGGCGTCTAGCCACTGGACTCCTTTGCTATAGGGTCCATTATAATCCGTCTCGGCATTCGTGTCAATGTGTAAGACTTTGTAGTTCTTGTCCTCATGGCAAATTGTATGAACCGTAGCATCATCGCACAATGTATAGTCATCTGCGCATTTGGTATTGACCAACCAGTCTGTGTGGTATTTCGCGCACTTTTCCAAATAGGCCAGTGGAATGCCATCTTCGCCCTGACGATTGCGTCTGGAGATGCGGCGATGACACGTCTCGGGACTGGAATCCAGATATACAACGGCATCCATGCGATACTCGTCAATGAACTCGCGATACCATTCCGCATATATGTTGTATTCTATGTCTTCCACGATTCCGTCGTCGTGGAGCATATCCATAAATATGTTTTTATCAGCGCACAAGGAGCGTTCAATAATGATGATTTCGCACGTGGGGTTTTGCGCGATGGCGTTCTTGAGGAGCGAGAGGCGACTGATGTAGGCCATCACCTGGAATGTGAAAGCATATCGTCGCTGGTCTTTGTAAAACTTCTCTAAAATCGTCTGTCCAGTCTCGTCGCGAAACTTCTCCCACATATTCACCGGTTCTTCTAGGAACAAAACATTGCTGTCGTCTTTTAATCTTGAAGCCAATGCGGGGCGTAATTTCGCCAAGAGAGTGGACTTCCCAGTGCCAATGTTGCCTTCAATGCTTACGATGAGTGGTTTTCTGTTTGCGGACATTTTATAATATTAAGTAGTTGTTAGTTTTATATTCTATTATTTGGGCAATTCATTTTCAATTTTTCTGCTGTTATAGTTCTTGACCAATAGCAGTTACTACACCAATAGTAGATAATATATATATTGCTATTTAAATGACCTCTTATGATTCATCACTCGCAACAACAATACGCAAAGGCCGGTCGTTATTGTATGGCGGATGTCCTGGCCCGGTGGGCCCTGCGGGCCCACTTTTTGACGCCCCCGTAACCACCGCTATCTATGTAGATTTCTTGCGCCCCGACTCTTACGTGGCATCCGGGTCCCGCGACTACCCATTCAAAACCTTGGGCGCCGCCTATTTGCTTGCTGCCGCCACGGCGAGTGACACAAATCCCAAAACGATTGTCTTACTGAGCGGTAATGTCGTCCCTGAAAACGTGACGTTCAGTCGCGGACACATATTCCTGGTCGGCGAAAACAGTTCGGGAACCCACGCACCGCTCATTTTTACGGGGGCGCTCACCTTCAATAGCACCACGTCGGCATCCATATCATCCAACCATTTTGCGATTAGTGGTCTGGAATTGATAGGGGTTTCGGCACCTTTCACGCCGACCGATGTTATCACATTCGCGGGAACCAATCCTCAGCGTCTTTTTCTGAAAGACGTGTGGATAACTGCGAACCAAACCGCGCATGGAATCACCATGACCAATAATGGTTCGGGGTCATCCATCCACACCAACGATTGTAAGTTTAGTCATAATGGGTCAGGGCATTATCACTGCCTAAATATCACTGCTGGCACAGCAAATATTGATACGACGGAATCTTCCGGTTCCACGGTTGGTATCATCGGTATAGCTGGTGGCTCGTGTAATATATCCGGATGCGACCTACAGTCTGGAGGTGATTATGTGATTGACGTTTATGCTGCCAGTTCCGTATCTGTCGCCAATAGCAAGATTACCACAACTGTCGCTGGTTCTAGTGGAATCGTTTTGACACACGCTTCGGCGATTGCGATTGTTGGGAATGTGACATTCTCGGTCCCGGTCAATGCGAGTGGTCGCGCAATAAAGGGTGTGGCGTCGTCAATCCTCTATTACGGACCTATGTATTTTCTACCCGATGGAGTGGGCGGAACCACCAGTCGTGAAATCAGTTCTGGGATGAGTCGTGTTGCGATACAATCAACACCATTGTACTCAAATGTGCTATAATCGCATTGCGCGAAAAATTGAACAAGAGTTTTTATTTGGTAAGGAGAGCAAATACAAACAAAATGACCGAATATTTTACCTACAACGATATGGTGTGCGGGAATTACGGGACGGCGCCCGAAGAACAACGAATCCACGTAATGGATGAACCTGAGGTGAATCGGTTTTGCGCGTGGCGAGCACGGGCGAAGATGGTGTCGGATTACAAGCGATATTTAGCACTAAACAAACGGGCGATGATTGTGAACCGGACAATGACCCGATGGGATATGGACCGTGAACTCTTCCGCATTTATTTGCGCTATGCAGTGAAAGAAGAAGAGTTTGACCAAGTGTATGACGAGTTGGTTTATTCAAATAAACAGACGATTCTGAAAGCGCGCGCTAAGCTGGCAACGTTTATGAAACATTTAGACCCGATTGTGGTGAAACGACTGGACCCGCATTTGAACATTGTTTATGAGAAGTCATACAATTATCCGGAGCATTGGAGAGCGCGGGGATATGCTGTACCGCTAACAACCTTGATGGATGCCAAACGGCGAATCGCAATGGCATACACGCGTCGGCGTTGTAAAAAAGTAAACATATAATATATTAATTCGCGATGCTTGTCTACATAAAACACCTTGTATCCATTTTGGTTTTTTTATTTTTATCCTTGGTGATTGGAAATTATTTGATGAAACGGTTATCAAATACGAACATTCGCTCCACGATTGAAGGGATGGAGACTGAAACTTTGGCACGTCTTAAGGAAGCTGGTCTTACACCTGATACTGCCACAACTACTATGGCAAATACAGTGCCCTCTTCAATAGAACCTTGCGAAATCAAAGACGTGGACAAGCCCATTGAATTGGCAGCAGCATTTGAAAAAGTGAATAAACAAACAGATATGATACGTACCTTGAATCAATCTACCAAACCAGTTACACAATTGAAGATTGACAAATCCGGCGATGCCGAGTTCCTCGTATTATCCAATCTGAAACTGCTTGTGAATAACGGAATTAGCAACAATGAGGCAAGTTTGAAGGCAGTATACGACCAATACATCGGCAATCGTGAAGTATCTCTCCTAGCAACCGATATGAACTCAATAAAACTAGAAAAATCAAATGCAGATGCCCTACATAAGCAAGAAATTGCACTTATATGCCGTATAAAAGTGGTAATTAATGGACATCAAACACTTATTGATCGCATTTTAGAGAAAGGATCCGATGAGTAATTATTGATACACCTTTTTTCAACAAATTGATGGGAGGACGCCGTGTCAAATCCAAATTTTCGTTTCTTTTCATAAAATATACGTCAATGCCTCCAAGAAAGAAACCTAAGAAAAATAAGTCTCCGAGAAAGAAGTCTCCAAAAAAGAAGCCTTCTAAAAAAGAGCCGGCTGTAACAATATTGCCGACAAATAACATAGGTTTTGTCAAAAACTACTCGGATTTAATAATGGAACCTAAGGGCGCAACTTTTGAATCTATTCGAAATGAAATCAATGAATATGAAAAAGCCTTGGATGGAAAGACGTCCAAGGTTGTTTTGACGGCGACGCCACCTTTTGGCAATGTTTATTTTCATCCAACGGGAGAAACATGTATAGATACTAAAAACTGGAACACTGTGCCGCTATTTACGGTTGTGGATGCTCATAAAAAAGGTATTACGTTGTCTCAATCCGCAGAACGTGATTTTAATAATGTGGGCAAAGTATCACCCCCGATCAATTTCTGTAAGGCGGTCACCATTAAAACGATGAATGCCGAAGGAAAGCCATCAAATGAAACACAAAATGTGGCATTGGAGGAATCCGAAAATATCTCACCCGATATTAGAGTAAAAGAATCTATGGAGACAAAAGATTTAGAGAACGAATTGGACGGTGGGCAACAGATTTTTATTGGTTCCGCAGTAGTTTTAGGACTTTATTTGTTTTATAAGGTTCTATACAAGCCGACACGGTAATTGACTCGCATTTGTTAAGGAACCGAATAATATCAGTAACACATTCTGATATTATTTATTAATTATTGGTTTAGATTTTAAATCGGATATACAATTGGTGGGCAACCAGTGCGCCGAAAAACTGGGCGGCAATGTAGGGGAACAACTCCGTCGAGGGGAGACTTCCACTAGATGTCATTGCCAACGAAACCGCAGGGTTAAAATGTCCGCCGGATGTATTCTTAGCCAACAAAATGGCTAAAGCGAGGGCCGCACCTGTAGCCAAGGGGTTGCCAATGGCCAAAATCACATAAACAAAAAATGTAGTTCCGAAGAATTCAACTAAATAATTGTACATTATATCCTATTTGTAGATTTTTGCGCGGCGAGCATCCTTAGAAGTTCATCTTAATTCTGGAATACGCCGCATTATTGTATCCACCGAATGCCAAATCGTTGAAGTTGCGGTTGGTGGCAGATTGGCGCTTGAA